AAGAAATATTACCGACATTCTGTTTATTGTCTGACAGATGTCCATAGATAATAACAGCTTTAGACAAAAAATCAATACCTTTTTCATCTAGCAGATAAGTATCCTCTCCATCAGAGAACTCTCTTAAAAGCCCATGCTTGATTTTTTTTGTCCCACGTAACAAAAGATCTTTACCCATAAGATGAGCAGTAGTCTTATTAGCCCCTACAACTTTAAATTTAATTGTCATTATATCTCTATTACACCAAACGACGGTATTATTATCGTCGTTAAATATTATGACTTTTTTATCGTACCTTTCAATCCATTTTTTATAGGATTGCACTTTATACTTCCTCCTTATTTCACTCTTAACGTAATTTTTACCAAAAGTATACATCGCATGATCTAAGATACCCCTAGTCGCCGCCATTAGCTGTAAGCTTCCAAAGTTTTTACTAACTCCAAACACAAATATTAAATCTAAATAATCCCCTTCATCCAACAAAAAAGCCGCCACTTTAAGTTTGGAATCCTCTTCGACAGTATAGACATCGCAAGTTCTACAATAATTAGAAAATAAAGACTCAATTTTTTGCCTCCTTAAATGTTGTGATCGTATGTGGTCGAAATCATAAGGCTTTGAACTTAAAAAGAAATTGTAAAACTCAACCTCCAACTTCTCGTTATGACCTTTTAGATGTGTAATTTTCACTTCTTTTTAATATTATATACTAATAAAGTGTAAATTACATTATGGCGGAAGAAGGAAAAAACAAGGTAGCACGTAGTTTATTAGATCTACAACCAACCGCTATACTTGAGATCTTTAGAATATATCCAGATAGGGTTAATCAACCAAACTTATTTATGGGTTTTCATGGAGGAGCTATTTATTCTCAATCCATAGTCTGGCAGGATTATAAATACCTACCTTTATCTATGGAAAGTGAAGGGTTCGACATCTTGGGGGATGGTAAATTAGCTAGACCCAAGATTCGCGTAGCTAATCAAAACAATATTATTACACAATTCCTACAGGTATATAAAGACTTTAAAAACGCCAAGGTTGTTAGAAAACGTGTTTCTGTAAAATTCATAGACGATGTAAACTTTGAAGGAGGCAACCCTTTCGGAGAAGCTGACCCTAACGCTGAATTGACTAACGAAACTTGGTTAATGGGGAGGAAAACCCAAGAATCAAAATTATTTGTAGAGTTTGAACTGACTTCTCCTCTAGATATAGATAACTTCAGCGTTAATTCTAGGAATATTATTTCTAAATTTTGTTATTGGCAGTATAGAGGAGAGGGATGTAGATATGCAGGTTTACCCATAGAAGATAGTGACGGAAACCCTTTCGAAGATATTGATGGAGTAGCTGTAGTCCCTAAATATAACGCCCCTGCTGATTCTCCTGTTTGGTTTTTTAATGATCCATCTGCAATATGGAACCCTTCTAAAGAATATGACAAAGGAGATATTGTTGTGACAGAAAGTCCTACCCTTTTTCTGCCAAGTCAAAATGCAAATGGAATAGGAACACCTCTAAAAACAGTTTTTGTTTGTGTTTCGGGTGGGCATAGTGGGCAAACACCAGAAGGAAATCCCAGCTATTGGAGGAAAGATGGATGCTCTAAAAGACTATCAGCATGTCAAAAAAGATTTACAACTGCAGATTCTATAGCCTTTAGAGAAGGTCAAAATATAACCAGTGATTTTAAGTGTATACAAATATCAGGACAATCTAACACAGGAACGCATCCTGACCCTATGAATACAGGGTTATTTCACACAACAGTACCTGAGTTAACAGGACAACTAACTGGTGAGTTTACTATCATGGGCTGGGTTAATATAAACTCCAATAGCCCCATAGGAGCTGGAGTTCTAAGCACTTCCCCTAGAGACGATTTGAATTGGCCAAACAATCAATTTCTAAATATTAATTCTGATACTAGAATTAATCCTGAATTTAATACTGATTCTACAGATAAAACCAGACAACAAGGAACCAATAATGTCTCAGCTAATTATATGGGGTATTTAATAAATTCTAGTGACGCCTCTGAAGATAAAAACGCATTCCGAAGCACCTTTCTCAATGAGGAACAGAGAAACAACATGGATTCTAGAGAGTGGTTTCAATATATAATTACCAATAGCACTGGAAGCGCAGATTTTATAAACGGAGAAGGAGAGGAAGAAAACACTGTTATAAAGTTTTATGTAAATGGGCAGCATGTATCTAACAATGAAGATGCAAAAAATTTATCTGCAAACTTAGGTAACTTCGCCAGCCTTTCGCAGAGAAAAAATATGACTTGGCCTCCATATCAAGGTAAAGCGTTGCCGCAGACTTTTATGCTTGGTGCGGTTGAATATTACGGAGGGACTTTAGGTTATGATGCTACGCAATCAAACTCTTACACCACTTCAATGAATGGCGCTCTTGGCCCTTGGGCCGTTTGGAACAGAGCTATCAATGACGAAGAAATAGATTATTTAAGAAAATCTATTAGCCCACCGTTCAATGTCACTAACTCTATAGACTTCGCTCCTAGAAATTATAATGAGTGTACTGGTAGATTCGGCACGTTAACTGGTAGCGGAGACGGGACTCTATCTTATGGATCTCATAGTTTAGTAGCATGGTGGGATGGAACTACAGGGCATATCGGTGGCACAACTACTAATGCTATGTTAGATATTCATACAGGAGATATCCATCTAACAGGAAGTGGGGATTTCACAGGCATATCTCAAAGTTATCAGGAAGCGCCATTAGCTCTTTACAAAAACCCGACAACCCCAAACCCAAACTTTGGAGGTTTTCCAGGAACCGACGGATTTAGTTATGGCAGAAATTCACAAATGTAAAGGAGAAGCATCCGCTCTTCATAAGATAAAAGAAATATCAAATAGGTATTTTACCCAAGAAGTGTGTGGATTCTTAGGGTACGACAATACTCAAGATGAATTTGTCGTCCAATTAGAGAACAATATAGCTAAAGACCCTAAATCTTACTTTTTAATTAACCCTTTGAGCTATCTACTCTTTAAAGAAGAGTATGATATGGTCGCTGTTTTTCATAGCCACATCACAGGCGACGAAACAGAATCTGAATTTGACATAAAAATGGCCGATAATTGTTGCCAAGCATTCCTTATATATAGCTTAAACACTAAAAAAATAAATATTTATACGCCTAAAACTATAGAATCAGATGTAAATATACTAGAAAGGGTAAAGGCTGCAAAATGACAATAGTAAATATACACGGAATTCTAGCTCAGGAATATGGGAAATCATTCAAATTCAACATATCTAACCCAAAAGATATCTTAGAAGCTATTGATTGTAATAGGAGTGGTTTCATTAAGAGATTAATAGAGTTACAGAAAGAGGGCTTTTGTTATGATCTAATAATTGATAAAAAAAGAATCACTCATGGTCCAGACATGGATCATATGAAAAACCCAGAAACTATAGATTTAGTTCCCGCTATATCAGGAAGTGGTATCTTTGCAGGTTTTTTTACACTCCTCGCTGGTGGAGGATTAGCAGCTACTATAGTAAAAGCATTAGTTTTTGCAGCTATCAGCTACGCCCTTTCCCCAAAGCCTGAAAACGAAGCTTTAGAAATCGAAGCTGACGCTTCAAAAAGTTCATTAATATTCTCTAATACTGTTAATCTCGCTAGTCAAGGCTCCCCTGTTCCTTTAGGTTATGGGCGCTTAAAAGTAGGATCACAAGTAATTCAAGCAACTATAAAATCTTTCCCTCAAAACCAAGACCCTCAGACAGTAATGGAAAGATCTAGCAAAACTAGGACTGTGACTTCAGATGGTTTTGTTATATTTGGAGAAAGTGATTCTGAATTCATAGGAAATAGAGTATCATGAATCATATTTTAAAAAAAATAGGTATAGCAGGAGGAGGAAAAAGCAAAAAAGCTAAACCTCCTATTTACAAACCCCCCGTTATGGGAGAACTGCAATATGGAGCGTCTCATAGTTATGCTGAAACTTTAGATTTGGTCAGTGATGGCCCAATTGGAGGAATAGTAAATAGTCATGGACAACTAGTAGACGGATTAAATATTCTACAAGGCATTTATCTGGATGACACAGCTGTAGCGGTTACTAATAGCGCAAATATTAGACAAATAACTATAAGTGAATTCCAAAGAGAAACTATAGAATCTTTAAATCTACAATTAGCTGATGGCAGCGTAACTTCTTGCAAAAAGTTTTTTAACGCTTTAGATAAAGTTCTTAATAAAAGCGGCGGCGGCAAAATAACAGCATTACCCTCTTCTACAGCTGGCGACACAGATGTTTCTGAGGCTGGTTCTTGGCCAGACGTAGGCATGATGTTTGTTAGGGATAAGACATCTGATATCATAATCAAAAATACTGAACGCCAATCAGGTTTTAAAATCGAACCCCCTTTATTACCCACTCAACAATCCAACGTCGGTTTATACATCAGGGCTTATGTTGCTTTAGGAAGCGATGTATTCCCTTGGCATTTAAACAAAGAATTAAAAACTGGCTTCTCTACCTCTAATGCCGCTTATAGAGATAATGCTCAACCTAAAGGCACTGTTGAAGATTCAAGTTTAATTTGGAGTGAATCAACTTCACTACAGCAATCTAAATTTTTATTTGCATTTAATCCTACTATACCTAGAACTTCATTTCGCGATGGATCTAGGATGGAAAAAAATACGTTTTTCCAAGCAGCTGTAGATCAAAATAAAACAACTACTTATCCTCTTTTTGGCGAAGCTCCATTCTTTCATGATAATCAAAAAGTCGTTAGCGAATTAGTCTTCTCAGAGTTAAATAGTATAAGGTCACTTGTTAGAAATAATTTAGGAGCAGACGCTAATAAAACACAAGAAGTTCTTGCTACAAGATGTTTGGAGAGATTAGGTGTAAATGTCTCTAATGGGATACCTGACACTAACAAACTCCTCGACGAATATTTAAGAGGTGGAGAACGAGGAGCATTCATTGTTTGTAAAATTGAAAGTCAAAACGATAATTTAGTTGGAGCTGTAGTCAAAAAAGGCGATTCCATCATAAATTTAAATACCTTACCTTATGGGTCTACACATGGTTTCGATTTGATAGCTTTATTACAAAGTGTAGGGGTTCGATATACTGACCTAACTTGCCCAATAGTTTCACAAGACGGGGTTCTCACAGGAGAGATGAAAGGTTTTATTTTGATTGAATTACCCCCGACAGAGAGAGAAACGACTGATTTATTTTCTTATGTAGGACAAAGAAAAGCTAAATACGGAAATGGTTACACTTACAAAATTGATTCTTATGTCATTTCATACCTAAAAGATCTGGAATCTTTTAAATACTCTAAAGTTATAGGAGATGCCACATTGTCTAACACTAGCTCTTTTTCTAATGATATAATAGCTAATGGTTTAAAATTTAATTACAGCAACGTATTAGCAGAAATAAGAAAAGGAGAGGAGAAACAAGATTTATTTTCTAATTTCAAAAAAATAAATATAGATCATTTTTATAATAGAGAATTATTTGGGCCATTCTCCACTAGAGAAGCAGCTGGAAATCCTAACACTAAACAGACTCAAGTAAATGCACCTCAACGCATATCTCCCGATAGAAATATGCTCTTAAAAGAAAATGTATTAGGTTCCATATCTAATAATTATAATACAAAATTGCAAAATGGATTACCAATATCAGAGGGAAGTGATGATGTAAGAAAAGATGCCGAAGGAACTCAGAGAAATTATTCATCATGGGGTCAGAACTCCTTTGCTAATTTTGACGAAAAACCTGTACCTGTAGTCCATACAGTGTATAACCCAAATGTATCTCATGTCTTTATAACTCTAGATGTTTCTTCCCTTAGCGATACTTTAATAAAAGAAGTTAAAGAGGCTAGAGTCGGAAAAGGATTAAAAGATGAAAACTTGAGTATAGGCACTAAATTCCCCTCTGTTTTAAATATCGAAGTAGAAACAGGGACCGTAGGTGATAAGAATAATAACTCAGACGGCCAAATTACATTTAAAAAATATAATTTTAGATTAGTAGCCCAAATTGAAAGTAATACTTTAATAGATATAGGCAATCCTGAATCATTACCCGATAATTCATTTTTAGTAGACCCAAGTAATACTGATTCCCCAGTTAATCGTAGACCATTTCTACTACCTAATGCTGTATCCACAAATAGAGAAGCTTTGACGGCAGATGGAGAAAGAGGTATAGAAGCAGCAACCCTTAGTGAAGATGCTACATCTCAAAGATATGTGAAGATCACAAAACTTTCTTTCGAAAGCAATTCCGCTCTTTTATCTAAAATAGTTTCTGTAAATAAAGTCACTGAAATAATTGATTCTAATTTAACTTATCCGTTTTCAGCAATTATCGCAACAAAATTAGATTCTAGAAGTTTTAGCGCTATACCTTCAAGATCTTTTGATTGTAAATTAAAAAAGGTTAAAATACCTAGTAACTATTTCCCGACTAACAATGGTATAGACAATAGATATTACGATAATCAAAAACAGTTTGATAACGCTAATCCAAAAAATAAATTAATTTATAAGGGAGATTGGGATGGCACTTTCCACGATGAACTACAATGGACGGATAATCCTGCATGGATTTTATATGATCTACTAACTAACGTCAGATATGGAATGGGTTCTCATATAGACCTACAAAGCATTAATAAATGGCAGCTTTATAAAATAGGAAGATTTTGTGATGCAGTAGATGATGAAGGAAATTTCGTCGGGGTCACAGATGGAAGAGGAGGTAAAGAACCTAGATTTTCATGCAATGTTGTCTTTGACCAAGGACAACAAGTCTTTGATGCTATAAATACAATAGCATCTCTTTTTAGAGGAAGAACGTTTTTTACAAATTCTGAAATTAATTTCGTAGATGATAGACCCAGAGAACCTGTAAATCTTTTCACTAATGAATCTGTAAAAGATGGTTTATTCTTTTACTCAAATAATAGTAGGGATCAGCAAGCCAACACAATAGAGATCTCTTATAAAGATAGATTTGATAATTTTTCCCCTAAATTAGAAGTTATAGAAGATGAAGAAGACATCAAGGAGAGGGGTATATTAAAAAAACGTATAGAAGGTATAGGAATAACTTCAAGAGCTATGGCCAGAAGAGCCGCTCAACATAATATCTTTTCTAAAATAAAAGAGGACCAGACGGTAGCTTTCACCGCTGGTTTAGAAACACTACTTTGTAAACCTGGGGATCTAGTAATAATTCAAGATGAACTAAAAACTAATAAAAGCAATTTTGGAAAAGTTCTAGATGTCAGTATAGAAAACGAAACTATAAGATTGAGTAACACTTTTGTACCTACAACAATGGATGGCATACTAACCGTATACAATCCAACTGGTTCTGAAAGTATACAAGATTTAAATCTAATCGCAAATCAAAATAGACAAAGGTATGATGGCTTCACTATTACTGGGGTCGGAGCTTTAGGCTCAGGGTTTTTTCCATTTACTGGGGAATATAGTTTCTCAGGATATACAGAAGGTTATGATCAAGCAACTGGTTTTGTTTTGGGCGAAGATAGATATTCTGAATACGCTTCTTACACAGGACTATCTGGAACATACTTATATTTTGAGACAGGTGTGACAGGATGGGTTTTAGGGTCTGGATATGCTAAGTCTTTATATTCTGGCAATTTTATTTCTAAAGAAACAGGGGCGCAAACATTGACTGAATTTAATACTGGTAAAATATCTATTTTAAATATGAATGCCGCAGATAAAAGAGGAAGCTCTACAGTTTTCTCAGGTTTTGATCCTAGCACATTTAGAAATTATACTAGGGGCGCAACTAATAGCGAAGTCTCCAATATCTCACCTGAACAGATAACAACTCTACTTCTGACAGGGGGATCTCAAGCTGTGACTAATAAAGAATATGGGACACTGCTTTCTGGGTTTGATAGACCCGAAGTCTTACCATTTATCAAATTAGGAAGTGCTGCTCAATTTCAAATTAAAGAAGCGTCTCCTTTTATTTACAAAGTTCTTTCCATGAAAGAGGAGAACCCGAATGAATATTTAGTCTCTGCAACAAAGTATGATACAGGTAAATTTAATTTAATCGATAATAATGTCAGTATCGAATACAAAGCTAATACTTTTAGCTATCAAGTAGCACAAACAATAAATGGTGTGACTTACAAAACTCTAGACGCTCCAGAATTTGTAGGACAGGTGGTAACTGGGATACCAAATGCTACAGATCAAACCTTTAATATAACGGGTAATTGGACAGACGTATCGAATGCAACTGGTTATGGAGTAAGACTTACATTACCTAATGGCCAAGTTTTACAACAAAGTACTGATGCCACAAATATTAGTCTTTCTGGATTAGATCAAGTCGGAGTGTTTAATGTTAGTGTAAATGCTCTTGGGAATATGGGACGAGACGGAGAAACAAACGCTTATTATGATTCTGCGTATATTGATACGGGGATATTTGTTCTTTATGAAGAGACGTTAACTTATTCAAAATCATTTTTAAATAAAATAACCATTTTATAATGAATTATACAGGATATTCAGTATTAGAAATACCCAAAATAGGAGCAGCTTTTTCATACGCGAAAGAAGCAAGAGATTTCGCTACTGGAGCTACAGGAGCGGGAGGCTATTTAAATTCTACCGCAGTTTCTAATAGTTGGACTGATGTCCGTTTTATAAGTGCCATTTATGAAGGCTCGACCTCTTTGCCTTTATCTATAGGAGCAACTCTACCAGATCTTTATACTGGGGCAGCTACTGTTATCGGAGGCTCTACACCTATCGGAGATTTAAGATCAGAGGATGGCCCTTATGTTGGTGTGGGTAATAGTTCTGTTTATTACACTAAAAAAGGCCAAGAATATGGTGCAGCTTTTTACGCTACTTATATCGGAGCAACCAATTCAGCGCCAACAAAAATTGGGATAGGAACCACCAGCACTGATATTAGTACCAGTGGGTACTACGAAGGAAGTTTTACCACTCGCGAAATATATGAGTTTGAGACTTCATTTACCCCCGATCTTGACGATCTGACAAAGACTATCACAGGTAGTGGAGTTTATAAGAATGGAGACAGTGTATCATTACAATTTAATATTTTAAATAGAAATGGAGAATTACTTACTTCTGCAGCTCAAATAGCTGCAGACCCCTTCATAGATAAACAGGTGATTAGCATCTTAGATGTTGATTCTAATGTGGTCTTCCCAAATTACAGAGACAATGGGGACTCCACATTTACTTTCTCTAGATCTCAAAACATAGATGTGTTTGGGACTTATACGAGGAACTTCGGAGTTAGAAATGAAATTGTAAATAAGAATGGACTCACATCTACTGGAGAATTCTATTTGTATGGAAATACAACGACATTCGATAATATTCTAGTTCAGGCTTCTGGGGAAACAGTATTAAATGAAAACCTTTCTAATCATTCACCCCCAGATACTGGAAGTATAACTTCTGCCGCTGATAGAGCGGATGCTATAAAATACTTTAATAATCAACCTGTTAATACATCTGGATCTACAGGCTTTATTGAATTAAGTTTAGCTTTTAATGAAGACCCAACATTTACCGAATATTCAAATCTAAACATTTGGGCTAGTGATACAGAAAACTTTGATTCAAATATCGGGAATTTCTTAGGTAGTTTTCCTTTGGACTTTTCACAAGAGGGGCAAACAATTAGACTGACCCCTGATAATGGGATACAAGATGGCACAGGATTATTCTTTAAATTAGCCGTAGAAAGTAGTGTCGAGTTTGAAAAAGAAGTATTCAATCTAGGGCCATTTACAATAGAGCCTATAGTAGAAGGACCAGACTTAAATCTCTATAACCAAGGAGACCAATCTATGGTCGGAGACTTTACTATTGAAGGAGGCTTAGAAGGAGATAGCTCTAACGGTGGTAATCTTAATGTTAGTGGAAACGCTTTAGGAACGGGGATCGGTGGGCGATTAACAGGACCAGAGAGTAAGATGTATCTCCTTTCAGGAGACGCAGGGACAGAATCAGACACTTTACAAAGTGTAACATTCCGAGGCCAATCAACAGACGTAGGTTTGAGTTTGATAGGGAGTACCCCTTTAAGCTTTGATGGTACAGAAGGTGTACCTCAAACAGATAAGAGCATCTATTATGACAATAGTGATGAATCGCTTTATTTTGGGCATGGGATTAAGACTATACAAACCGATATTGCAGGGGGAGGCCCAATAGGAACAACTCTCAGATTATTCCCGAGTCATTCTGTCACTGTCGGTGCTGATGGAATTATCGTTGGTTCTTCTCCAGCTACAGGCTCAGCTATTCTGGGAGGCCGAAGTGGTATTATTAGTGGTCACTACAGCACAATAGTAGGTGGATTCTCTAATAGAGTATCTGGTAGTAACTTTGGTTTTATCGGTGGTGGATCTGGGATAGAAGTTATAGATTCTGTTTATTCATCAAGCGTAGGTGGCTACAATAACGATATTTCTGGCTCAGCTTATTCTGTTATAGGAGGAGGTCAAGACAACTTAATAGCCAGTGGCAACAAAAATTTCATAGGTGGAGGAAGTTCAAACACAATTTCTGGTTCTCAAGCTGTTGTCTCAGCCATACTAGGAGGAGAGAATAATTTAATTACTGGTTTAAACTCTGTATTACTAGGAGGAAACTCCAATGAAATTTTAAGCAGTTACTCTTTTATAGGAGGAGGAGAAGAGAATATCACTAGTGGAACGTTTTCCGCAATTAGTGCTGGAGAAAGCAATAAAACTTTTGGTTTACATTCTATAATTGCTGGAGGTCAAGAGAACATAGCCTCTGGAACGCACTCATTTATAGGAGGTGGACATTTAAACACAGCTAGCGCCAATTACTCTTACGCTTTTGGAAGAAGAGCTGAAATAACAGCAACAAATGAAGGCGCTGCAGTCTTTGCAGATGGACAAAATAGAACTCATGCATCAAGCGGAGCGCATACCGCTACTTTAGACTTCGCTGGTGGCGTTTATGTCCCAACTAGTGGAATGTTCGGAGAAGGTCTATTCGTTAGCGGTGTTCCTGTTCTTACAGGAGAGATCAACCCTCCAGAAGTTGATACGTTACAGACTGTTACTACTCGCGG